ACAGCCCATAACCCTTTAAATCGTTTTGATCCTCTTCTCGCGGTTCTTCGTGGGTACGGGGAGCTTCCCGGTCGAAAGGAGGTCTTTATTTTTATTGATTATGAGCACCGTGAAGACGAGGGTCCCCTTCTTGAGCTCTTAGAAGCAAACGTGAAGGGTCTAAGTTTAAACGTTATTATAGCTCCGGAAGTATACACTGGTTTTTATCTTACATGGAGTCATAAGGATCTTCTTAAAAAAGCTGTAGAGGCTAGAGCGTATGACTTCTATATTTATAGTGAGAACGATATGCTTTTATCTAGCGAGAACTTTGTTTATTGGTACAACTGGAAAGACCGTTTGAAGAGTCTGAACCTGGAGCCTGGTTTCTGTCGGTTTGAGCGGTTCGAGGATAAGTTCGTACCTTTCGATAACCATTGGAAGTGGAATTTAAGTAAGCCCACTCCCAGTGTTTGGGGCGACCGTCCCTTCGAGGTCAAAACCTACTTAACGCCTGGGTCTGAATTTATAGGTTTCGCGTCTCTCGGAAATCCGTATACCGGAATGATGATTCTTGACCAACAGATGGCTGAAGAGTACATAAAGTCAGATAGTTGCGATCCCACTAAAAGCTTTTCTTTAACTAAGCACAGGTGCTGGCCAATTGCCGATCGGAGCACGATGGGGACAATTTTTGAGAACCTCGCACCTAAGCAGGAGCATCGACGGGTCGTGCCTCTAGTTCGATGCGAAGGTCGTGTGCAGATCGCCCCCTGCGGTCTGGTCGAGCATTTAGACAACAAGTACAGCAAAGAGCTCAGCGCAAAAGGCGAAATTTTGCTAGATATTTCTGAGTTTCTTGCAGTCTGATGCTTTTTGAGGAAGACCGTTTTATCTTTAACGAGATTGATGACCTAACGCCACGCAAGACAATGTCGTTTGACGATAATGTGAACCACCCTGTGCACTACACGCAGGGCAGTATTGAGTGCATTGATGCTATGGAAGCCGCCTTAGGTAAGGAAGGCTTACGCGCTTACTGTAAGGGAGCCTGTTTGAAATACCTTTGGCGTACAGACTTTAAAAATGGTGTTGAGGATCTCAAGAAATGCGCGTGGTATCTCCAGAAATTAATCGAAATTTCTGAGGAGGAGAGTTAAACTTAAATTGGAGCTCTTTTACTATGGATATTCGCGCTTTTGGTTCTGTCTTTGGGCAGACTTCTGTGCTCCCTTACGGAAGCGGAATTTCTTGGCAACCGTCTGACGGCGAAGTCCGTTTTCCGACTTGCCGTGGCGTCTACCTGAACGCCACCTCCAGCAGCACAGTTTATCTGGAACTCTCTGACGGTCCTGGTCAGTATGTTCAGTTCTCGGCCACCGCGCCGTCTTTGGTTAACTTGGCTTGCACAGCCATTAGTGGTGGCACCGTTAGTTCCGCAGCTGTACTGTTCTAATGAACCCTTATCTGAATGCCGCTACTGACTTCTCTCAGGCGTACCGTAAACAGATTGATGCGTCTGAGCGGCAACGACGTGCGGATATGTACTCCGATGAGGCGTTTGCGGACTCGGAGGAGCAGGAGGCGTACAGCCTTATCGGTGAGCCGACGCCTCAAGCGCCGATTCCTCCTACTGAGTATTCTGACGGTGTACCCAATGGTACTCCTGTCGATATGGGTGATGACCGTGGAAATGTTTTGGCACGGGCTAAGCGTCGGGTTGCCGAATACATAAAATCACGAGAGTGAGTTAATATGCTGCCAGAGTCTTCTGGTTCGCATGCTCATAGATTGTTTTCCTTACTTCAACGAACGTGAGATTCTTGAGCTGCGTATCCGCACGCTTGAAGATCACGTCGACGGTTTTTTGATCACAGACGCCAACCGTACTCATAGAGGCGAAGATAAGGAATTCACTTGCTTAGAGACCATTCGGGAACTCGGTCTTCCTGAGGAAAAAATTCAGGTTCTTCACGTGGAGCTCCCCACCATCGAGGAAGCCCCTGATCCCTGGATCCGCGAACGTGGTCAGCGCGATGCTTTGGGAGTCGGGCTGCATATGATGCCTGATGACACAGTCTTTATTTGTTCTGACTGCGACGAGATTGCTAACCCAGAGAAGTTTCAAGAGCTTCTGGAGGTTGTCGAGGAGGAGAAAGAGAATGTTGTGCGTTTAAGTATGTCTATGCATTACGGACGTGCCGATCGTCAGCTTGTTTCTCCTGAGGGTGAGCTTTTTGACTGGCGTTGCGGGGTCGTCAGCACCGTGGGCAAGCTAAAGGATTTCGGAACTTTGTCCTCCATGCGTGCCACGCAGGCAAATAGGTACTTCGGGGATCGTGACGCTGGCTGGCATTTCTCTTGGATGGGCGATTCCGACAAGCGGAAGCTGAAGCTAAGGTCGATCGCCGAGTATTACATCTGGGATCGCCCTGAGGTTCAGAAGCTGTGTGACGAGTTCGAACCCGAAGAAGGCAACACCGATATGCTCGGTCGGGAAGATCATTTACTGACTTCGTACCCTGTTGAAAATCTCCCGAAAGAACTGGTTAAACTGGAGAGAGTAAAGAATTATCTGTTGCCCGATGTCCGATAAAATGCCATCTGAAGTCTTAGCGCGTTTTAAGGAAAAGCAGGAAGAGACTAAGGCTCCCAGCGGCGAAGAGCTGCGTGGTAATTCTGAGAAACGCATGCGTGCTCGGGATAAATCCCGTAAGCACAAAGAGATGAAGTCCTCTAAGTAATTTTATTTCGGGTTTTTAGCCCGCAGCAGTGAATGCCTTCCGCCTCGACCGAAAGCAGAAATAGGTTCAACGAGATTCTGGAAGCTTCGCGCACTCAGGATCGGAGCAACCAATCGGCAACGATGGTTGTGCTGAGCCACTTGCAGCAGATGACTCTTCTCATGATGAAGAAGGGTCTGACGTTTTATTGTGACCAAGACACTTATAGAAGTCGTACACGCTTTTTAGAGGACGTTATTAAGCTTAATAAGCTTGATATTCGTTTTCCTTCGATCATTCGTAACTTTCTTATTGACGGTTGCGGACTCTTTTACTTCAGGCCTGATCCGAAGCTGAAGTATCAGATCTACTTCTTCAATAAGAATCAGTACCGTGTGTACCATGACGTAAATGGTGATGTTGAAGAAGTCATCATCATTTACAGTTACAAGGTAAAGAACGCAAACTTAGGTTTACCTAGCAACAGCTACGGTCAGAACAAGCGCTACGTTCGTCTGTCGATCACAGCAGATGAGATTAGTGAAGTAGAGACTGATACCGAGCTTAGTTTTGATCTTGAACCAGGTGCTGTTCTAACTCCTGCTAAGAAACGACCAAACACGCTTGGTTTTATACCTGCTGTAGAGGTTCTAAACAAACCGAACGCCAGCGGAACTGAGGGGGAGGGTGAGTTTGATCCCTTCATGGAGCAGATTGTGCTTCATGATCAACTCACTCGGAATATTGCCAAGAACATTGAGTTCTTTGGTAACCCGACTCTGATTAGCTCTCGTCCACGTAGTGATCTGGTCGAAGCTAACGATACTCAGTCGTCCTTCAGGCCCACGATCAGCAGCCAGAGTGGCTTTGCTGGTGTAGACAGCCCTTCCACTCGGGTCAGTGAGCCCTTTGGTGGAGGGATGGGCTCGGGTCTTCGCGTTCCCCGGATTATCGCGAACGTGGAGCCCTCTGACCGTGTGGGCTATATGACGCCTGACCCGGTTAACGGGGATATGAACCGTTATACCCTTCTCCTTCGGGAGGAGATTCGCACCGCCCTTGGCGGGGTAGACGAAATATCGATCTCCGCAGGCGCAACTGCCACGGAGATTAAAGGGTTGATGGGTCGTGCTCAGGCCACGGCCATGCGGAAGAACAAAAGCTTCCTGACCTATGGGTTTAATCGTCTCCTGGAGATGATGATCTATCACCAGGAAACTATCTTCAGAGAATCTTTCATTTTGGCTTCCGGAATGAAGGAACCTAACCCACCTAAAGAAGAGACTCCTGAGTCAATCGAGAAGTACAAGCGAGCTGTCCTTAAATTCGAAAGCAAACTCGACGAAGAAATTAAAAAAGCAGTAGCCGAGAACAAAGTCCCACGTGGCGTTGTCGGTTTACCTGAAGACGGAGACCGAGAGGTTTCCTATCGATATCAGGGTGATGTTTATGAAGATAC